TCATATTTCAACTTTTTAACCATTCCTTCAAACCAAGATGAACATGGTTTGTATCCATCGGTTAAAATCATTTGGAGTTCTACATAATTTCTTTGTTCATATGGAATATGATTCCAACTTAATATACCGTCTTTTGGATAATCCTCTTTATTTAACAAATAATGAATTATATCTGTTGTTTTAACAAAATATAAATCCTTAGTATATCTTGGGTCTTTATACCAAAACATTTCAGATATTTTGAAATCATTCATTCCTCTTAATGCTTGGTCATAGATTTCATAATAAATTGGGTCTTGACCGTTTGGTGTTGAAATAACAATAACTTTACCACCCGTTGACAATGACGCCATACACGCAGCCCAAAAATCATTATCGGCTTCAATAAAGGCGGCTTCGTCAAATACTAATATTGTTGGTGTAAAACCACGGAGAGCATCCTTTGATGTTGCCACAGCTTTAACCTCACATCCATTAGTTAATTTATAATGTTTTTGTGAATTTTTTTCAGGAGCAAAATCAATACCAACCCAGGCAGGCCATTGACTAATAAATGCTCTTATTTTATTCGCCATTTCTTGAGAAGTATCAAGTTTATTAGCGATTATAAGTATTTTCTCAGGTTTTTGTTTTTTTGCAAAGACCAATTTTTTTGAAGCCCAAGCGGCAGTAACTGTTGATACACCAGCTTGACGATATTTTAATGCAATGTTTTCATTAAAACTTTCGTAATCTTCTAATAATGAAATTTGGTCAGGAAATAGTTCTAGTGGAACGTATTTTTGGACTGTGTTGTCATATGTTTGTAAGTAAGTTCTTAACGCATATGGTGTATCTTTCATACACTTCACATACTCTAACATTACTTGTTCTTTCGATAAGTTGGACATAGATTTTTATAGATATTAAAGACCTAATGAGCTTAAGTCAATATCATCCAAATCATCTTCGTCTTCATCATCGTAATCGGACATTGTTTTTTCGTATTCTTGTTTTCTTAAATCCGCAACAATCTCATCAACCATTCTCTGTATAAATTGTTTACCTTGTGAGTCACCAGATAAAATTAATTTAGCTATCCTCATAAATTCTTCAGCAGATAGTCTTGAGAATCTTACAAATAGATAATGTTGGATGTGTCGTTTATCTTCCTCAAATAAATCATTAGGATAAGATTCTTGGAATTTTTCCCAAAATATTGGACCTAATCTTGAATCCCATATTTCACCCGGTAATGTATCTTCAGCACCCATAACCATTTCAGATTGTTTTGGGTCATCAGGTAACCCGTGTGTACCAAAAATTTCATATACACCTTTAACTAACTCGTGAACTAATAATGGAAAGGTTGCCGCTCTAGCTTTTACTGTTGGAGGGTCTGTTTGGTCATCAATCTCACTTTGTCCCATTTGACCTTCACCTGAACCCGCCATTCCTTCCATATCAGGATAAACCCAATATAAATGCTCCATTAATGCTTGATTTACACCATAAAGATTGAACAATCCAGGATTTAATCTGTCTAATTCGTCTTGCATCAAAACATACATATGACCACCTTTAAAAGCCGCACCTTGTATTAATGAATTTATAAATCTTCTTTTTGCTCTTTCTAAATTAAATTGTTCAAAAGCATCTGCAAATTCTTCCAAATCATCTTGGTGTTTAAACGCCTCCTCAACATCTTCTTCATCAGGCATATCAGGAGTTTTTCTCATACCTTCCGCCGAACTCATCGGTCTATGAACTAATTTAGCATCAAATTGTAAAGAACCTTCAGGAATACCTAATTCTTTTTTAACCAAATCGACAGCTAAATTTTCAAGATATTCTTTATTACGACTTTCTATTTGAATTATTTGTTGTAAAGCACCCATTGCCATACTCATTAATCTCATTAATGAATTTGACCCTTGTAATACCGCAGTATCACCAAGATATCTTCTAACTTTTTCAACTGAGTCTTTAAATCTTTTAGAAGCAATTAGTTCAACAAAATCTTTATCACCAGTTGGTATAGCCGGATGTTCAGAATAAGGTGTTTGTTTTTGAGTAATCTTTCTCTCAATTCCTGGTTCCATTCTCTCAGGTCCTTCATAATCAATAGGAGCTTCATTAAGATTATTTTTAATCTCATTTAATAAACCTCTTTCTGTTTTTGTTAAACCTTCTGAAATTAATTTTGACTCTAATTTATTTTTGAGCCTAATTATTTGTTCTATTTTAGCATTCAAACTCATTTTACTTTAATTTAATTCCTACTGTTTTAAAATTTAACCAATTTGGCATATCAGTCTTACGAGCCTTTGGTGCTGGTTTAGTTTTTGGTTGATATGGTGTACTAGGTGTTCTAACAGGTTCCTTAGTTCCAGGTGTTGTTGTTGGTTCTTTTGGTTTTGTTGTCGGAGCCGCCTGTTCTTTAGTTTCCGCTTTTGGTGCCGGTTTTGTTCCCGGTTTTACCTTATAAGGACTATCTGGGTCATGTTTTGGTTCTTTAGGTGTTGTTGTTGGTTCTTTTGGTTTTGTTGTAGGGGATTCCTTAGTTTTTTGTTCCTTAACAAACTTCAATAACTCTCCTTTTGTCATTTTAGGGTTCAAATGTTTTTCAACAATTTGAGAAATTCTTTTTTCTAATTGACTTTCCCATTTAACACTTGGTGAAACTTTATCTAAGTTCATCAAATTAGCTTTAGTTAAACCTTTACCAACCATATCCATAAAACCTTCTTTTTGTTCTTTTTTTACTTTTACCGTTTTTTCGGGATGTAATTTTTCTGGCATTTTTTTGTAATCTTTTTTTGATGTTTTTTCAGAAAATTCTTTAGCCATATTACACCATTTTGTTTTTTCCTTACCTTTACTTCTATTACATCTAGCCCAAAAATATTTTTGTTGTGATTTAGATTCGAATTTTTCTTCTATTTCTTTTTTTTCAGTCATTTCTTTTGATTGTAAGGCTAAAGCTAAATCCAAATCACCAGAAGAATCTTCATCCATTTCATTTTCTTCTTTTGTTACAATTAATTTTTTCTGATTAGGGTCAATGGTTGCAACACCTTGTAAAGATTTATTAGCCGCACTAATATCAGACTGATTACTTAAATCATAAGTTGTTGTTGTCGATGTTTTAGTTACCGCTTCTTTATTTTCTTTTTTAGATTCCATTAATTTGCTATGTACAATATTAATTTGACTTTCTGTTAATTTAGAAAGAAATTTACCACTAATTCCGTGATTTATCAAATCCAAAACTTTCTTATTGGTGTTCATAAACTACTTTTTTTTCAAATTCAAGAACGATATCACGTTCATATAATTTATTTTTTACTATCTCTTCAGTTTCTCCAAACCTAAAGACTAATCTTTTTTTAACACTGAAGTTGACTTCTTCAGATTCATTTTCCCAAGCTAATGATATTACATCATCAATTGCATCAATCATAGAAAAAACATCAGATTTTTGTATAACCGATAATGTTACAGAATCATTTTTTAGAACACCCACTTTATGTATTTGTGATAGGTCAGGAGGATAAGGGTAACCATTTGCTGGTTTTGACTCCCATTGTTCTCCCCAAATATTATCCAAATTTTCAGAGAATATAAATTCGTATATATTATCTCCTTTATAGTTCGGACCTAACTCATTTACATAAATTAAATAACTCATTTTACGTTTCCGTTAGTGGTTACTCTTAACTTTTTATTTCCTACCTCAAAAACTAAATTTTGATTTGTTGATTTACCTAAAAATTTAGCATTTGGGTATTTTTTATAAAGTTTTTTAGACGATATTTCTTGAGAGATACTTTCAGAAAGATTTTTTATTCTATTATTAACTTTAGAAGTTTCTTTATCAGAAATAACTTGTTTTTCTCTTTTTTCTTCTAATAATCTTTTTTCTTTTTCATCAATTCTAAAATATTTTTTCAAAATATTATCAACTTTTGATTCAGTGAACATACCTTCAATCATTTCCTCAACTTTAGCAGACTCTTCATCAGTCATACTATGGTGTTTTATTTTTCTTTCTTTTGGTTCTGCTTCAATATCCGATTCTTCTCCGAATATATCTTTCATCATCGTTTTAGCATCCTTTGATGTCAATTCTTCTTCCATTTCAACACCAGTTTCTGGTTCAACTTCAGGAGTTACTTCCATTTCCGGTTCAATTTCTGTCTCTTCAGAACCCATTTCTCCACCTTCAAACTTGGCAACAATTTCTTCCTTATCTTCAGAGTCTAATTTATTTAATTCTAAGGCTGAAAGTATTGAATTAACAACGTATTTAATATCTTTTGATGACATTTGATTTTCTTCATTTGATAAAAATTCTCTAATTTTTTGACCTAACTTACCGGTTAATTTTTCAATTGTCTTGAATGTTACAACTTCTTCATCTTCAGGTTCAACCTCAGTCTCTACATCAGTCTCAATATCCATTTCGGGTTCCATTGGTTCTTCAATTGGAGCTGGTTCTTGTGTAGGAACAGATACCGGCGCAGGTGACGGAGATGCAGGTGTTTCAGCAGGAACATCCTGTTCATTAGCACTAACTTTCAAAATATATTTTTTAGCTTCATCGGCAACACCAGCACTTTCGCTGAACAATGAAATATTTTTATCAAAATTTTCATTAACATTAACTTCTTTCGCCATTAAATTTAATCTTTTAAATGCTTGAGAATAAGAAGAATAATATTTTCTATTCTTCATAGGTTCAACATAATCCACCTCTGATGTTGATTCGGTTATAGTTCTTTTAATAACATAACCTGATTTTTCTTTGTGTATCTGATAATTTTTACCATCCGCTAAAGTGATTTTATATTCAACACTTTTATCTTCATTTATTGGATTTGGTATGTGTTCTTTGTATCTGGCAATTTCCATGATACGACTTATTTTATCAATACCTTCAAGTTTTTCACTTCCAATTGGTCTTAATTTTCCCATTTTTGTATTTTTTTAAATCGATTAATTTTATTATATAAATATATCGTTAAGTTCAATTATTTTTCTAAGCATAAATTGGTGGAGGGTTTAATTTACCAGAATCAATCACTTTTGCAACCAATTCTCCAGTACCCCATGTTTTTAAATCAGAACATCTACTTATTTCTTCTGCGCCTATATCATTCTTTAAACCATTTACTATACATGAATAGCGACCGTTAAGAAGTGTCTTAACAGTTGATTCAACACCATATTGAGGTGTAGAATAGTTTTTAACCCCGATTTTATTATAATTAGTTTTATTAATATCTGATTTTAAATTCATTGTAGTATTAAATGGATTGTTTGTCGCTTTACCACCTTCAGCCTTTCTCCAAGCGTAAAAAAACTTTAAATTTTCATCTGTTATAGGGGCACCAATACCTTTTAATATTTCTTCATAAAATTGTTTATCAGTACCAACACTAATCTGTGAAAAATCTGATTGTTTTTGTATTTTGGATAAATCGTCATCTGAAAAATCTTTTGATACTAATACACTATACAAATATTTAAGTGTTTTTTCATCAAAAATACCAGTAACATTTAAATTATAATCTTTTTGTAATTTTTTTGTTGCAGATTCTGTTTCAGGACCAAATAATCCATCAATACCCCATTTTGGTAATGAATAACCCAAAAATTGTAAACCTGTTTGTATAAATTCAACTTCTTTTTGGTATGGTATTTTTGAACCTGATTTTTTTAAATTCTTAAACTCTTTACCAGATTCCGCAATTTTCTTCAATTCTTCTAAGAATGTTGATTTTTTAGATAATTCTATTTTTGTATCAACATCGTTATTTAAAAAAGAATCAAATAACCCCTCCTTTAAAGACAATTCCTTATCAACATGTTTGATTTCAAAATCAAATAATTTCTCAATATAACCATTTCTTCTTAAACTTTTAAAAACCAAATTCTCATCAGAATATTCTCCACCTTTTTGAAGACCTGATGTTCTATATTTTTTTATTTTATCTTTTAACTTATCAATCAATATTTTTGCTCTATCAAGAGGTTCATTTTCTACGTTTTGAATTACCGTATCAATTTTATTCATCCATTCTTTAACCTTAGATTTTACTAATTCGGTATCTATTGTAACATCTTCTTTTTTAGGTTTTGTTAACCACTCATCGGTTAATACTGAGTATACACCACTACTAAAATGTGATTCTTCTTCATTTTGAACATATAATTCAACTTCATATCCATAAATTTTTATGTTATGTTTTTCATTGAATAATGTCTTTTTTAATTTAAAGAGTTCTTCGTATAAAGGTAAATCTTCTTTTGGGAATTGTGTAAAATCAGCAATAACGTGTAAATCAATATCAGAGTATTCAGACCAATTAAAATTAGCTAAAGAACCTGTCATTATAACATCTGAAACAATAATATCTACCTTCAAATATTCAATAAACTCGTTAGCAATCTCAAGTAGTTTTTCTCTAACCTTAGAATCCATTTTTGGTTCTCCACCGGTATTCTTCCAAATTTTAGAGTTTAAATTTTCTTGTAAGTGAAAACTTTTAATTATGTTTTGTAAATCTTTCATCTAACATAAATATTTGTAATAGATGAATTGTCAAATTTTTTTGTATTTGAATGTTTTAGAAATTTTAGTACTAAAAAACTTACCTTGAGATTCCGACATTCTAAATTGAGTATATAATTGGTGGGGAACATTCTCATATTCATATTTAAGTTCGTTACTAAATTCAACAACTAATTTTTTACTTTCAGTGTCGTATTCAGTTTTTTTAATATTACTTGACTGAATTTCATTAATAATTTTGGTTCCTTGAATAATTTCACTTATTATTGCCATAATGTTCTTTTTTATTTAAGTATAATTAAATAACAAAATAAAAAAACAATTTTTATTGAAATTCATAAAAAAATTAATATCTTTTTAAAAATTAGTAAGTATGATTGAATCGGCAGATAATGAAGGTAAAGGAAAAAAACAACCCACAGAAAACAGTCAAACGCCTGTTTTAGACAATTTTAGTCGTGATTTAATAAAATTAGCTGAGCAAGGTAAATTAGACCCTGTAATCGGAAGAGAAAGGGAGATTAATAGAATCGCCCAAATTCTATCAAGAAGAAAGAAAAATAATCCAATTATTATTGGTGAGCCTGGTTGCGGAAAAACGGCAATTGTCGAAGGTCTTGCAATCAAAATATTCAACGGAGATTGTCCAAGAAACCTACAAGAAAAACGAATAATTTCTTTGGATATGACATCGATTGTTGCGGGTACAAAATACCGAGGACAGTTTGAAGAAAGAATGAAAGTTATCATTGAAGAACTTCAATCAAATCCGAATATTATCGTTTTTATTGATGAAATTCATACTATAATCGGAGCGGGAAACTCATCAGGTTCATTGGATGCGTCAAACATATTCAAACCAGCTCTAGCTCGTGGAGAAATTCAGTGTGTTGGTGCAACAACTTTGGATGAATATCGTAAAAATTTTGAAAAAGATGGTGCTTTGGAACGAAGATTTCAAAAGGTAATTGTTGACCCGGCGTCAAAAGAGGAAACTTTTTTAATTCTAAAAAATGCCAAAGAAAAATATGAGAACTTTCACAAAGTAAGTTATTCTGATGAAGTTATAACTGTTTGTTGTGATTTGGCGGAAAGATATATCACAGATAGAGAATTTCCTGATAAAGCTTTTGATATTTTGGATGAAGTTGGGGCAAGAAATCAAGTTGAAGTTAAAGTACCTGAGATTATTGAAAAACTAAAGTTACAAGCTTCAGAAATTAAACTACAAAAAATGGATGTAGTTAAAAAACAAGACTATGAACAGGCAGCAAGTTTAAGAGACAAAGAGAGAAAAATTTTAGATAAATTAGACCTTGAAAAAAAGAAATGGGAACAGGATATGTTAATTTCCAAAAAAGAGGTTTCTTTAGACTTGGTTTATGAGGTTGTTTCAAATATGACCAAAATACCTATTTCAAAATTAAACGCAAATGAATCACAATTATTATCTAATTTGGAAGAAACTATTGGTTCTAAGGTTGTTGGACAAAAAGAGGCGGTAACCAAAATTGCAAAATCTATCAGAAGAAATAGATTGGGTATTAAAGACCCTAATAAACCAATTGGTTCTTTTATTTTCTTGGGTTCGACAGGAGTGGGTAAAACATATTTGGCAAAACAACTGGCAAAAGAAATATTCGGTTCTGAAGAAAATCTAATAAGAGTTGATATGTCAGAATTTCAAGAAAAACATTCAATTTCTCGATTGATTGGTTCTCCTCCAGGTTATGTAGGATATGATGAAGGTGGTCAATTAACTGAACAAGTTAAAAATAAACCATACTCAGTGATTCTTTTTGATGAGATTGAAAAAGCAAATAAAGACATCTTTTCATCATTATTACAAGTATTAGATGATGGTCATATGACCGATGGTTTAGGAAGAAAAATCAATTTTAAGAATTGTATCATCATTATGACATCAAATCTTGGAGTTAGAAAATTACAAGAATTTGGTACAGGTTTAGGTTTTAAAACAAAATCAAATACATACGCCGAAGAAGAACAGAAAAAAGAGATTTTGAAAAAAGAATTACAAAAATTCTTTGCACCTGAATTCCTTAATCGTATTGATGAAACAATTATATTTAATTCACTTAAAAAAGATGATATTAACCACATTGTAAAATTGGAATTAGATAAACTTTTATCAAGATTGAGAAAAATAAAATATAATTTTATTTATGACCCGTCAATCATTAATTTAATATCTGAGGTTGGTTTTGACGAAACATACGGTGCAAGACCTTTGAAAAGAGCAATTCAAGATAGAATTGAAGATTACATCTCTGAAGAGATATTAAAAGGTGTAGTGAAAGAAAATTTAGAGTATGAACTCTTAGTTGAGGATAAAGAAATAAAAATAAAAGAGAGAAAAACAAGAAAGAAAAAGGAGGTTAAATAACCTCCTTTTTATTTTAATTTATTGTAAACAGCCATTTCAATCGAATCTATAGCTTTTGAATATTGTGTAAAATATTGTTGAGCAGTATCTATTGCATATTCTAATTTATTTTTTTTATCTAGCGGCATTTTTGATGATTTAATTTTAACTTTTAAATCGATAAGTTCTTTAATTATCTTATGATTTGGTTCGTCTAATTTTTTTAGTTTTTTAGTTAGATTACCAAGTGAACTTACATATTTATAATAATCAAAACCTTCCCCTCTCCAAACACCTTTAAACCCTTGATAAGTATCTTTAACGTTATCTAAAATACCTTCATTTTTTTCTTGTTCTTGTAGTACTTTATTTACGATATTTTGTAAATCTGTCTCATTTAACTTTATTATTTTTTTCATTGTGTTTTTTATATAAATATATTATTTTTTTAAAACACACGATAACTATAGTTTTTCATTTTATAATCCATTTTATATTTGTTGTTTCCAAGTTTTTGAATCAGGTTTTTACCTGTTTTGATACCATTATAAACATCTTCAACCACAACATATTCATTTCTTGTATGATAATTGTAATAACCAATTGAAAAATTGATACAAGCAAAATCGAATTTTTTCTTCAACGCATAAACATCGGTATAAGGGTTTGATTGATAGTCGTTCCTGTTTTCAAACCCTTCACTAATAACTTCATCACAAGTTTTGAAGAAATCGCTATCTCTATCAAATAACTGAACGCCCATACAATATTCACTTACAATTGTATTACCAGGTGCATCAAATTGAATACAATAACCTACATTTGAAAAAAACTCTTCATCCGCTTTGTTAGACCCATGACATCCCGTTTCTTCTGAAACAAAAAAAGCAACCTTTAAATCTGGTAATTCTTTTAGTAACTCTAAACAAGCATACACTCCACATTTATTATCTCCACCAATACCTGTTGGTTGACCGAAATTGTTATATGCTTTGAGTGAAAGTTTTGTTAACCCTTGTTCATTTTTTAATTGTTCCTCAACAACGTTTATGGTATCTAATTCGTGTACGGTATCGGTATGTGCAACAACACAAGGATAATACTCAACATTATTAGTATTTTTTGTAACATAAATGTTTTTGTACTCGTCAGTAAAATAAGTGTAGTTGTTTTGAGATAACCAATTTTCTAAAAAAGAAACCATTAGTTCTTCTTTATATGTTTTAGTCGGAACTGACAAAACTTCCTTTAATAATCTATAATTTCTTCCCATAATGACAAATTTACAACAATTTTGTCACTTATCCAAATTTTAAAATAAAATTATTTAAATTAAGGGACTCTTCCAACTTTTATCGTCAGAACCAGTAACTTGATGGGGTGTATATCCCTCTAAATTAAGGGTCTCTTCCAACTTATACAATTCAGCCCACTCTTTAAAATTCGGTGTATATCCCTCTAAATTAAGGGTCTCTTCCAACCATACCTCCATAAGTTGTTGTATTTCAGAGTATTCTATACCAAAAAACGATTCAAAAAATGACCAAATTTCATCATAATGAAAGTAAAAATTTTTATTTTTTAAATCCTGTTCCATAACAACTTGACCATTTTTTATGTAAAAAATTGAATTTGGGTATTTTGGACTTTTAACAATTTCCAACTTGTCAGGACTGAAATTATCATTCATCCATTTTAATGCAACTTTTTGTATTTTTGACTCTGTTATAACTTTTTTATTTATTTTACTTTCGAATAATTCAGGGTGATATAAAAAATTGTTAAATTCTTCCAAACTTAAATTTCTTCTTTCTTGTTTACCTTGTAAACCTTTATAATTGTTGTATTGTACTAGTATTTTATTTGTTTTCGGGTCAATACTGATTATTGAAAATGTTTTTGTCTTATCTTTAGGTAATGGATAACTTCGTCTAAATTCATATTTAGGAGTAATCGTGTTCAAAATCTTACGATATTCATCAATATCCACAAATATATTACTATCTTCAAGTTTTTCTGATATTTTATCTAAATTTCTTTCTACCTCATTTTGAAATGATTCATTATCAAAATCATCACATCCGTATTCAAATCGATATTCTTCATAAGGTCCAAAATTTTTATCTTTACCCAAATATTCAAATACATCACGAATACCACCATTTTTTTTGCCTGACATATTAAATAAACCTAATAGAACATTAATTGTTGTTACATATTTGTAGAATTGACTTACTTCAAATATACCAAAATTCATAAATGGATTTTCAAGTTCTCCTACGATTTCATTTCTGGCAGTTTCAGCAGAACAATCATTTCTTAATTGAGCGTATTTTGAGGTTATATAATCTATTTCCCCTTCAAAATTATCCATTAGAAGTTTTGAAACACCTTCATAATAATCATCATCTGTTTTATTTAATAATTCAGGGGATAACATTTGTATTATTTCTTTTACCTTTGCTAGGTTTTTTTCGTTGAAATCTCTTAACAGATAACCTTGTTTCCAATCCTCATTTGACATGTCATAACTATAAAATTGTTCATCACTACCATAATAACCACTACCCACTAAACTTTCAATAAACCTTATATCATATTCATCAATATCAAAAAGTTTTAAATAATCCTCAGTGTCATCAAATTTAATTGTTATTTTACTATTACCAGGATTATTCTTATTAAATCTAAATCCACCAATCAAATTATCTAATCTACTTAATTCATATTCATCCAATTCGACACCATTCTTAATTTGAATTAATGCAGAATAAATTAAACTTTTACCAACAATTTCAGTTATCTTCCCCTCCAAATAAGGATATTTTTTTTCCAAATCATTCAAACTAACATCATCTTGATTGTAATCTAAAATATTTACATCATACTGAGTTGGTTTATGTAAAACATAATGTTCATTTTCATCTTTATCATAAATGACATATACATCACCTTTACTAAAATAATTGAATCTACGTGAAAGATATTCGGGACCAAAATACTTCGCAGCAGTTAAACTGTAAATCTTTACAAAAATAACGTGGTCATCCTCAAATAAAATGTCCACATTATCATACGCTTCCTTTTTTTCTTCTTCTTCCATATTTATATTTAAATAAATACTTCAAAACATTTGTTTTTATCAAAGATTATTTATATCTTTGTATCACGAAAGTTCTTTAACATATGGGGGTAAATTGGAATAGATTGGCATTGTTATCTATTCGGTGCACGTCAAGGATGAACTAACCTTGTAAAAATTGTTCAAATCGATAGACGGCAACGTTATCAATCAACTTTCCGCAGTAGGTCTTATCCGTACTGAGGAAACTGTAGCTGTAGCCTAAGCACATTAGGTGAGCTATTCGGGTCGGTACACATATAACCTAGGAACAGAAGTGTTTAAGGTTGACAACTCCTTAAAAGTTGTAATGGTATAG